GCACACCTCAGCGTGTGGAAAAGGCGAAACGTGCTTACGCTCTGTGCGAGCGAGAATTGAAGGCTACGGAGCCATCATCCATTCCAAAAGAGTGGACTGAACTATCCGTGACCTTTGACGTGCTCTACTCTAACATTCTGTCTAGAGTTGCAACAAGGATCGACAACTTCCAACTGTCGCCTAAGCACGGCCCTGGAGCTACGGCTGACAAGAAGTTTGGTAACCAGAAATGGATCCAAACGACTTGGACAGACCGCTTAGAGAGGGTGTTCCCATTTGGGGAATATTGCCTCTCAAGTTGGAATCATTTCTCGTCCAACTCTCCTAAATGGCTTCGTCCCTCGGACGAACTTCCAGTTTCTGTGAAGTTCGTTCCGAAGACCCAGAAAACACCACGTGTTATCGCTGTTGAGCCTGTTGCGATGCAGTACATGCAACAGGCGCTAATGGCGGAACTCGTGGGTGCTCTTGAGGATAGTGACTTAACGTCACCCCTTATCGGTTTTACTGACCAAACTCCCAACCAGATTATGGCGGAGATTGGTTCTCGAACCGGGCACTTAGCTACCTTGGATCTCTCCGAGGCTAGCGATCGTGTCAGAGCTTCACTGGTTTTCTACTTGACCCGTAACTATCCTTCTTTCCAAGAAGGCCTGTTCGCCAGTCGAAGTAGATCAGCAAACCTTGATGGCCGCATAATACGGCTGTCTAAGTTCGCGTCTATGGGAAGCGCTACCTGTTTTCCAGTGGAGGCGATGGTCTTTTTGGCCATTATAGTCCACTCGATAGCTCTCGCACAGGGGCTGCCTCATGCGAACCAGAATGTAATTCTGGATTTACATGGTGCAGTCAGGGTGTACGGGGACGACTTAGTCGTACCCTCGCACTTTGCTGCTGACGTGATGCAGTGCCTTGAAAGCTTTCATCTCAAGGTGAACCACAGTAAGAGTTTTATCTCGGGTCAATTCCGCGAAAGTTGCGGCAGTGACTTTTTCTGTGGCGTAGACGTTAAACCCTCTCGGGTGAAGCGTCTCTTGTCATCACGACTGTCCGACGACGATGTTGTAGCTACCGTCGCACTCCGAAATTCCCTCTATTTGAAGGGATTCTGGAGAGCGGCGAGTCACCTTGATTCCGTTCTTGAGCGTCGCTCAAGATACCTCGTCAAGATTGTGCCTACACACCGTGGAGCAGTTGGTCGCCAGAGTTTCCTTCCTTCTGGGGAGGAACGCTTCAACGATCGATTGCACGTGTCTGAGGTGAAATGCCTCGTGGCCCGTACGCCAAACCCCGTCAATTCACTTGATGATGTTTGGGCGCTCCAAGTGCCTCTCTGGGGATTATTCACTCCCCGAATACCGAGATCACTTGCTTCGGTC